GTCCTTTAATTTATCAGACAGTTCACCTAAATTCTTAAAACCATTAACCACTTGTACTTGTCTACCATGCATATGAAGTGTTTTCATTTGCGCATATCTATTTCTAAAAGAATAATATGATTGAAAGTTTAACAACCAAGGACTTAAAAAATCACACTGTGTATATAAATCTAATGGATTTTTAGTTACAGGAGAACCTGTCATTATTCTTCTATATATAGCAGACTCTGCAAGTTTAAGAATATTTTTAGTTCTTTTAGCTGTTGGTGTTTTAATAGTAGTAGATTCATCAATAGCCATTAAAGATCTATGAGAAGTTAAAAATTTATTAGCAAAGTCCATACCTTTAGTTGTACTAAAAGCTTCAACATTCATAATAAGTATATGTAAATCTTCTCCTGGTTGAAACAATGTATCCAGTTTTTCTTGTTGTTTTTTAGTAATAGCTGATTTCCATAAAACAGTTTCATTTTCTATGTGGTTTGGTAAATGAGTAGGTAACTCATTATTATACCAAGTGCCTACAACACCTTTAGGTGCAATAATTAATGCGCCATTAACTTTGCCTTTGTCATAAAGCATAGCAAGGTTATCAATTAATACTTTTGTTTTGCCTGTACCCATTTCCATAAAATAAGCAAAATTTTCTTTATTCCATGACTTTTCTAAAGCAGTCATTTGATGTGAATATGGTTTTGTTTTAAATTTATAGTTCATAATTGTTCTTCTTTCTACTTGACAGAATAACAACTCAACACTATATTGTCAAGCATGAAAGAAAAAAAAGTTTATGTAATACAAGAAATTGCTGGTAGTGCTGATGGTAGACCTAAAATAAATATTATGGGTGCATCTTCTTATTCTACAACCAATGACTTTATTTTTTTATTACCAGAGTTATCACAAATAATTTTTTCTCCTGGACCATTAATTTTTAAACTTAGAAAAGGTTTAAAAGATTTTACAACGGATGATTATTTATTATTAACGGGTGATCCTGCAATTATTGGAGTAGCATGTTCTATAGTTTCTGACATAACAAATGGTAAATACAATTTACTAAAATGGGATAAGCAAGAAAGAAAATATTATCCTATTCAAATCAACTTATATGAAAGAGGAAAGACAGATGAGTAATATTGACTTTGAAAAATATCAACAAGAGATAATACAAAAGACAGGTAACTTACAGACACTGGCTGATCAAGTACAAATGTTAGAAGGTGTTAGTAAAAGAATAGAAATAAGCGAAAAGAATCTTAAAGATTTAAAAAAAGAATTTGATCGTTTATCTGGAGAAGTAATTCCAACCATGATGGCAGAGATGGGTTTATCTCATCTTAAACTTATGGATGGTTCTTCAGTAGATGTAAAACCAAATTATAGTGCAAGCATAACTGTTGCTAACAAAGATGCTGCATTTAACTGGCTTCGTAACAATGGACTAGGAGATATAATCAAAAATGAGATATCCGTATCTTTTGGTCGTAACGAGGATAACAAGGCAGCTGATTATGCTGCTCTTGCAGAAGAGCGTGGGTATCAACCAACACAAAAGTTGAAGGTTGAGCCCATGACTCTCAAAGCGCTAGTCCGTGAGCGTTTAGAGGCAGGTAAAGAAATGCCAACGGAACTTTTCAACGTATTTGTTGGAAATAAGACAACTATAAAAAGGAAACAATAAACATGAACAATGTAATAAAAAAAGAACAAGCAGGCGCATTAGCAGCAAATTTATTTGAAGCTGATGCAGACAAAGGCTCTCAGAATATGACGCAAGAAGATCTTGCATTACCATTTTTGAAAGTACTAGGACAATTATCTCCTGAAGTAAATAAGAGGGATGGAAAATATGTTGAGGGGGCAGAACCCGGCATGATTCTAAACTCTGTCACGAACGAAGTTTTTGACGGAACTAAAGGGATAAACGTATTGCCAGTATACTATGAAAGAAAATTAGTAGAATGGCAAGATAGAGGTGACAGTAAAGGCGCACCGGTTGCTATCCACAATGCGGAGAGTGATATTATGAGTCAAACAACTCGTGATAAATCTTACAAAGATAGATTACCAAATGGTAATTACATCGAGAACACTGCAAATCATTTTGTAATTGTTTTAGGTGATTCACCTTCAACCGCTTTGATTTCTATGAAAGCTACTCAATTAAAAATTAGTAGAAAATGGAACTCAGTAATGATGGGTATTAAACTACAAGGTAAAAACGGATTATTTACTCCGCCAACTTATAGCCACATTTACAATTTAAAAACTGTTCAAATGTCTAATGACAAAGGAACATGGTTTGGTTGGGATGTAGCAAAGGTTGGTCCGGTAGAGGATAAATCAGTTTATGACGTCGCGAAATCTTTTGCTGAAAAAGTTAGCAAAGGAAACGTAGAAGTTAAACCTGAAAATCAAGAAGCAACTAAGAAAACAATCAATTTATAATTCCTAGGAACTGGGCGAGAAAGCGAGAGTGGACTCGCCTGGTAAAATAATATGGTTGAGAATAAAAAATTAAATAGCGGACCTACGACCTATGAAGACTGGTACAGTCTAGGCTACACATTAATTCCGTGTGATGGAAGTAGGCCTGTCGTCTCCTGGCGAGACGAAGATTTTAATATTACGAAAGAAGAATGGAAAAGTAAATATTTAGACAGAAGTTTAGGATTAAGATTAGACACTTTAATAGATTTTGATGTTGATCACCCAAGAGCAAAAGCTTTTGCAGAAAAATGGTTAGGAGGATGTGATGCTGTATTTGGTAGAGATCACAATCCTACAAGTCATTATATGTGGAAAGGCAAATTACCAAATCAAAAATTTGAAATGCCTACTGATTTAGAAAAGTACGTTCAGTTTGCAGATCATGGAAGTTGCTTAACAGAAATAAGAAATGGATCAGGTCAATTTACTATAGTACCAGGATCAATACACAGTAAAAATCCAGAACCAGTTAGATGGGAAAGATACGATGGATTTACAGAATATACAGGAGACCTTAATAAAATTTTAAGAAAGATAACCTTAGCTACTGCCCTTTCTCTTTTGTATGCAGTTAAAGGTCAACGTGATGAATACTGCACAGCTATAGCTGGAATCTTAATTAAAAATACGGATTGGGATGACAATGAAATTAATGATTTTATTTATCAGATAGCTTTAGTATCTCACGATGATGAAGCAGAGAACAGGCAGAACAAAGGATCTAGCACAAGAAATTCTAAAAGACAGTTTGGTATGCCGAAGATGGCAGAAATTTTAGAATGTAAAAAACAATCAGTCGCTCGTATATTTGGATGGATTGGTGCAGAAGATAAAGATTTAGCTGAGGTCAAAGAAATTGCAGATGAATCAATAGGTGACATTATACAGTACGGTGCAAATAGATTCAAGATAGATGTTAAAGGTGTATTACAGGGCACATCATTTACAAAAACAATTATTGTAGATGGACAAACACTAATGAATCAGAAAGCATTTTACGATGCAGTAATATCTCAAGCACAGGTTTGGATTCCAAAAATGACAGCTAAACAATATGAAGAAATTATGAAGATGAAATTTGCATCTCGAAGTCAATCAAAAGATTGGGACGAAGAAGCAGATGGTAATATGACATTTAAAAAATATTTTAACAACTACATAAATAAAGTCAAAGCATTTACAGATAAAAAAGAATTAGCTAATTATCAAATGCCTTACTTCAATCAGAAAAAAAACTTTCTTGAATTTAATTTAAATAACTTTGAAGATTATTTACACAGTCAAAAAATAAATATGGAACGTGTAGACCTTGTATTGAAAATGCAAACTATACTTAACGCTAAAAAACATAGAGGTAAGTATCTAGGAAAATCATGTGTGTCCTGGAAAATTGAAAGTCCTGATCTTATAGCTGAAGATATAGTAATAGAAGGAGAATACCACGAAGAAGGAGAAGGAGGTTTGATAGATGACTTTGAAAAAGATAGAGCCTAGATTTATTGCTGGTCCTCCAGGCACAGGTAAGACTCACGTTTACATAACTGGACTGTATGAGGAATTATTATTTAAGTATAGTTACAAAAAAATACTTATCTTATCTCATACAAACGTAGCTGCCGAACAAATATTGGACGCAATCATAAAATTACCACAAATGAAAGATGTTACTAAAAAAGAATTAAGAGAAACTATTGGTACTATACATCACTATTGTAAAAACAGACCTTCACTAAAAGGTAAGCCTACAAAAACAAAATTAGAAGACCATAAAAATTTAATTGCTGCGGACAGACGGTTTGGATTAGATGGTAATCTTGATATTGAGAAACACAATCTTTACAGATTTAGATCTGACGCTAAGGGAAGAGGTATGACTTATGATGAATACTGGAGAAACTGTGATGATCAAAATGAATATAAACCTTACAATGTTCAAATTATGAAAGAGTTATATGAGATTTATAAAACTTATAAGGATCTTAATAACAAAGAAGATTTTACAGATATGATAGAAAGATTTATAGATCCAAATGTTAAAGCACCTGATGTTGATGCAGTAATAATTGATGAGTGTCAAGACAGCAACGTTCCACAAACTGCAGCCATTGAGAAAATGGCAACTAATGTAAAAGACGGACACTTTTATTTAATTGGTGATGCAGATCAAACTTTATTTGAATACGCAGGATCTAATCCAGATTACTTTCATAAACTAGCTTCTAATCCGTATCACGAATTAGCAGATGGATTAAGGTGTAGTGAAGCAATTAATACAAAATGTAAAACAGTTATAATGCCGGTGTGGGATAAATGGGGTTCTCACAGAATTTGGACTCCTGCTAAGTATAGAGAAGAACATGGCTTAGGTCATGTTGGAGAAACTATTAAAGGTATGGGATATAAACTACCTTATTTAGAAAGAGGCTCTACTCATTTAGATATTTTATTAAATAAAATTAAGAATACAAATCAAACATTTTTATTTACTTACAGAGGTACGCCAAGTGATACTCGTGTAACTAAGTTTTTATCTAAACAAGGATTAGAATATGCGATGGTGGATTGCTCACCTCACGCATCTAAAAAAGAAATAAATTGTCATTATGTGTGGCCAGATTTTGTAAATGGTAAACCAATGTATCTCAAACAAATTAAATCATTTTGGGATTACATGGGTAGTAAAGTTATACCTAAAGGTAAAGGTGAATATGATTTTAAGGATTGGATAGACAAAGAATACACAATAGATGAATTAATTGATTTAAAATTATTAAAACCTGAGTCTAAACAATATACAGACTTTGATTTAATTCGTGTACCTAGTGGTGTTACAGGAGGAGCAGAAAAATTACAGTATATAAAAAGAGTAATAGCAAATGGATTTGATAATGAAAAACCTAATCAAATTTTTTATGGAAACATACACCAAGTAAAAGGTTTAACATTTGATAATGTTATTGTAGACCATACTATGAGTATGAAAAGAGCTCCAGAAGATTTTCATACACAATTAAGATTAGAATATACAGCATACAGCCGAGGAGTTTTCGATTACTGGGAACTCGCATCAACAACCAAAAGAAAACTAGGAGTAAGAACAGCATGAGTAAACCATATGATAAACAAATTGGAGGATCCCACTACCAAAAATATAAAATTCAACCCAGCAAGTTTGTAATAGAAAATAAACTTTTATATCCTGAAGGTTGTGCTATAAAATATATTATAAGACATGCAGACAAAGGAAAGAAACAAGACTTAGAAAAAGCAATTCATTTTATAGAAATGATAATAGAGAGGGATTACAAATAATGTGTACAGTTCCACAACTAAGTGATTTAGATTTAACAGACATAGATACTGTTGCAATCGATTTAGAAACATACGATCCTAATTTAAAAACTAAAGGTGTAGGTGCGATTAGATCTAACGGAGGTCGGGTAGCTAAAGAAGGTTTTGTAACTGGCATAGCTATTGCTACTAAGAAACAAACTTTGTATTTTCCTATTGCACATCACATGACAGACAACTTAGATACTAAAGAAACCTGGGATTATCTGAACAAAAAAGTGTTTAAAAACAAGGACATACGTAAGGTATTTCATAATGCAATGTATGACGTGTGTTGGATTAGAGCATCGACTGGAGAGATGTTAGAAGGACCCTTACTAGACACAATGATTGCAGCATCGGTTATCGATGAAACTAGAATGAAATATTCTTTAGATGCTATCAGTAAAGATTATTTAAAAGAATCTAAATATAAATATGACATGGCTGCAAAAGTTTTAGAGTGGTCTAAAGGAACTATAAAAGATCCAATGACAAACATGCATAAGTTACCATACTACTTAGTAAAAGATTATGCAGAACAAGACGTTAACTTAACATTAAAGTTGTGGAATATATTTGAAAAAAAATTAGACGAAACATTATACACAGATCCTAAAACAAATGAAATTAAAACATGTAGAAAAATATTTGAATTAGAAACTAAATTGTTTCCTTGCCTGGTTGACATGAAGTTTAAGGGAGTTAAGATAGATGTCCAAAAAGCTAAGGCATTTGGTAAACGTTTACGTAAGACAAAACAAAACATAATTGATTTTATTGAAAGAAAAACAGGAGTTAAGATAGAAATTTGGGCTGCATCTTCTATTAAAAATTTATTAGATCAACAAAAAATTACTAATTACAAAACAACTCCAAAGTCTGGACTACCACAACTACCTAAAGATTATCTAACAACTCATGAAAATCGTTTCTTACGTCTAATAGTTAAAGCAAGAAACTTTGACAAAACAGAAAATACTTTTATTACAGGTTTATTAGACTTTGTTCATGAAGGTAGAATACATGCAGACATAAATCAAATACGATCCGATCAAGGTGGTACAGTGACTGGAAGATTTTCAATGTCTAACCCTAACTTACAACAGATACCATCAAAAGGTTTTATTGGTAAGAAGATGAGAGAATTATTTATACCTGATGAAGGGTGTCATTGGGGATCGTTTGATTACTCACAACAAGAACCAAGAATCGTAGTGCACTATGCATTAAAAATATATTTAGAAAGAGAACCAAATCCTGATGATGAACCTTTACCTTTGAATCTAATAGAGAGTTTAGAAAAGATAGAAGAAGCATATCACGATGACAAAGATGATGTAGACTTTCACCAAGCTGTAGCAGACATGGCCCAGATATCACGGACCATGGCCAAAACAATTAACCTAGGACTCTTCTATGGTATGGGTAAAATAAAATTAGCTAATGAATTAAATTTAAGTAGAGCAGATGCTGAAGTATTGTTTAATACTTATCACGAGAATGCACCCTTTGTTAGAAGACTATCACAAGATCTAATTCAATTTGCAGAAGCCAATAAATTATTATTTACGTTGCATGATAGGTTTTGTAGATTTAATAAATGGGAAACTCAAAATAGACAATGGGATAGAAAACTAAATAGATACACTCCTGTACCAATTTTAACTAGAGAAGAAGCGGAGACTGCTTACAAGGCTTCAGTAAACGATATGTATGAAGACAAGAAAATACCTAAAGATTATATGAAACACTTTGAAATGAATTACAAACCCGCATTTACTTACAAAGCTTTAAACAGATTAATCCAAGGTAGTGCTGCAGACATGACTAAAAAAGCTATGGTTGACTTGTATGCACAAGGTATTTTACCGCAGATACAAATTCATGATGAGTTGTGTCTATCTGTAAAAAATGATAAAGAGGGAGATATAGTAAAACAAACAATGGAAAAAGCTATCCAATTAAAAGTTCCTAACAAAGTTAACTATAAACAGGGACTTAATTGGGGCTCAATAAAATGATAAATTATGGCTTACTTAAATGCTAATATTCCTGTACAATACGCGCAAATAAAAAAGGAGTATTTATATGACCTTAAAAAACATAAAGGCGAAGTTGAAGACTGTATTATCTTCGGTATCACATCACTTACCGGAAGGGCTATTCTCTTCCATGCCATCATGGAGAACGGTGCTGTCTTTTATCGTCTCCCCATATCAGCTTTTATTCAACGTGGTTTTCAACCGGAAGCTGTTCCATCCCAGAGACTTGATGAATTGGAATTGTGGAATAGTTTTTCTTATTACCCTGCTGTTACTTCTTGGGATCTTTTAGCAT